GCCATCGAGACGGCCCTTTGCAGTGGCACACTCCGTGTTGACGAACTCACCGAGAAGTCGAAGCGCCTGCCCGTGCTCACCGACGAGCTGGATGAAAAGACGATGCGATGGCTGGAGTTGAGTGAGATTGAAGGGTAAAATTAGGAAATAAAAAAGGCATTGATTAGTAGTGATAACAACTATAAATCAACGCCTTTAATTATTTGTCGGAGTGGCGAGATTCGAACTCGCGACCCCCTGCTCCCAAAGTTTGTGAATAATAATTTTATTTGGTTGATTTACATGTATCTATAAAAATACAATTCTTTTATTTGCACAACATTTGCATTTCTATCGAGAAAGGCAGAATGCCGTGTAATATATTTTGCACTCAAATTATTACCGCTACTCGCTGTCTGAGGGGAGAAGATAATCAGAAGCCTTGGCACTGGAAATGACACTGCGACCCAATTTCTGTTCCAGTGTATCGCGGGCAGCCTTGGCTACATCTCCACCTTGCTTGGCAGTCTTGACGCTCTGACCGAAGCCCTTGGGCTGCTTCTGACGGGATATCTCGGCGGTGGACGCCTCCGCGAGCGTGTTCAGGGCGAGCTCGATGTTGGTCATATTGTCGCGCAGGCTTTCTTTCTTCAGCCCTTTGTAGTTCTTATACTCGCGCGTGGTCTTCCCGCTCCATGCCCTGGTGATGATGTCTGTGAGCGATGCAAACTGCTGGCCTTCTTCCACGCCGGCTGCCTTCCATTCGTCAGTGAGTTCCTTGCGGACCTCAATGGACTTCAGTCTTTGGTTGATCCAGGCATCTGAGTAACCGAGGCGCTTGTAGTCAGCCATCGCCTGCTCGATTGAGAGCTCAGGATCCTGCATCTGGTCGAGACGGGTAGCTGCTACCTTTGCCATCCATCGTTTGAACGGTTCGGCCTTGGGAGAAGGGATGGACTGGATAAGGCGGAAGACGCCTTCTGGAGTAGCGCAATTCACACGTTGCTTCCCGCCAGCAGTTGGAATCGAAAGGGGGGTGACAATTTGTCCCCACCCTTTGGCAAGTTCCGAATCGCGACTTTTCAGTTTTTTGATGTAATCAGAAGGGTTGGCACTGTCCGTTAATGCTGCCACCACATCCATTACTGCGAAGTACCAAGTCTCCGTCTTGTCGTCAAACACGGAGCGAACTTTACTCTCTCCGAATATACTTATTGTATGGTTCTTTGTCATAATTAAAAACTCTTATATATAAATGATTTTGTAGAGCGTCTATTCGAGCCACTCAGAGAGACACCATCTACGCTATCGAGTAGGCTTGTGATGTAAATTCCTATATATTAGTAATTTAAGTTGCAATTGAAGACGTGTAGGTATCTCTACGAATTGAACATAATAGTTATTATATTTGTAGTTCGATTTGATTAATTAAAGTTTTAATAAATTCTTTAATTAATCTGAGAGCAAAGATAGAGAATTTTGCGGTAATCCGCAAGCAATTTATAGGAAAAATTTCTGTAATTTTTTAATTTTAATACTATATGATTGAAAATCAAACTGTTAAAGAACGCTTAATGACATACATTAAGTATCTTGGAATTGGTCAAACTAAGTTTGAAGCGCGTTGTAGCCTCTCTAATGGCTATGTTAATAACATTAGAAAGTCTATATCTCCTGATAAGTTACAGATAATCACTCGCGAAAACCCCGATCTTAACCCAGGATGGCTAATGACCGGAGAAGGTGAGATGCTTCGCTCTGCCACTAATACACAAAATGTTAATGGTAGTGAAAACTTTACCCAAACAGGAAATGTAACTGTCCATTCCAGTACCGATGAGACACTCTCAAAGGTTCTGGATGAACTCTCCGCACAGCGACGCATATTCGAGAAGTCTCAGGAGCAGATTGACCGCCTTATCACTATTATTGAGAAACATTGACGGCCAGCGTTCGCGCGCGTACCATATATTAATATTAACGTATAAATCAATACAGACATGGATTTTAAAGATTATTTCAAGCAACTTTCAGAGCGAGTTGCCAGCCTGAAAGACCAGATTGCCACGGAAGAGGCTACAAAAAATGCACTGATAATGCCATTCATCCAAATGCTTGGATATGATGTATTTAACCCATTGGAAGTGGTTCCGGAAATGGATTGTGACATTGCCAAGAAAAAAGGCGAGAAGATTGACTATGCCATTATGAAAGATAACGAGCCCATCATGCTCATCGAATGCAAACACTGGGCGCAGGATCTTAATCTGCATGATACTCAGTTGAAGCGATACTTTGTGGCGTCAAAGGCTCGATTCGGCGTGCTCACAAACGGAGTGATATACCGCTTTTACTCAGACCTCGTAAAGCCTAATATCATGGATGATACGCCGTTCCTTGAAATCGACCTCGAGAACGTAAGAGATGAGCAGATTGAGGAATTGAAGAAGTTCCACAAGTCCTATTTCGATGTAGAAAACGTGGTTACATCGGCCACCGAATTGAAATATATGACTGAGATAAAGTCGATTATCAAGGAAGAGTTTGCGAACCCTTCAGTTGACCTTGTAAAGTTGCTTACTAAGCGTGTGTATGATGGCGCTGTAACACAGAAGGTCCTGGACCAGTTTACCGACCTTGTGAAACGGTCGTTAGCCAACCATATAAACGATGTTCTTTCAGCGCGCTTGAATATCGCCATGAACACTATCGAGCAGCAGTCTAAGGACGAAGGGCAAAGCGCACAACAGGATGTGAAATTACAGCCGCAGCAGGCTTCTGAAGAGCCCCTACCCCACGGCGTTGTATTCATGGATAAGCAGACGGGAATTGTTACTACTGAGGATGAAATGGAGAGTTTTCGCATCGTGCGCGCCATCCTTTGCCATGTTGTCGATGTAAGCCGTATCCATTACCGTGATACGCTCAGCTATTTCGGAATTTTGCTCGATGACAATAATAGAAAACCTATATGTAGAATGTGCTTCAATGCCAAGTCGGTGAAGTATATCGTCACCTTTGATGCGGACAAAAAGGAGACAAAACACGTCATTGAGAGCCTTGAAGATATCTATAAATATAGCAATCAGTTAGAATCTGTGGTGAGATACTATGATGGTGAAAATAGTTAATGAGCTGATAGCAAGTTCTATAACTTACTCTTGAGTGCTTGTTTTTCCTATAATAACTATTATGTTTAATTCAAAATCTGAAATGAAAAAAACGCAGGTGATAACTGAAGAAAAAATTTCAGTGCGAAAAACCCTGCTAAGTATGAATGTGGGCGAAGAGCTTGAGTTCTCATGCACGGACTTTCCTCTTTCGCGGTGCCGTGTGATTGCCTCGATGATCAAGAAGAGCACGAAGCGCCAGTTCCGCGTTCGCAGCGACCAGTACGGTACGACATTTTGTGTGACGAGATTGAAATGAGAGTAACAACCATTAAAACCCACGGATATGAATTATTTCGAGCTTGTAATCGCGGTGCTGTTCACCGCATGCGCCGGAACGACGCTGTTGCATTCGATGGTCATCGAATCGCCCATGAAGGCGATGTCAGTCGCCTTCTCCCTGCTGATGTTCGGCCTTGGCCTGCTGGCCACGTGCCTGGTATGGAAAGAACTGAAGAAACAACGGAATACGGAGGACGTAGGATGATTACGGCAGTAGAACCCACAGTGAGCGCCACCGGAAGGTATTCGGTGACGCAGACGACCGAAGTGCTCGGCATACACCGCAACACGCTGATCAATTACACCAACAAGGGACTGATCAAATGCGGGTTCAGGCGCGAATCTGGGCGCAAGTTCTACGAGGGACGAGAGATACTGCGCTTTTGGAGCGCGATAAGATAATGGCAAGATTCAACATAATCTTTTGTATTCATTGATTGATGCATTTAGAGACGAGTTTTTCAATAGGTGATACGAAAGGGAGCGATTTCTTTCAACTGCTCGCTGCTTCGCCGAAGATGGGTACGCCGTGCAACGCGGTACATCATAGGAACCGGTAGCAAGTGGATAAAATTTTAATTTGATAATCCCGTGCCGGCCACCCGTGAGGGCAGCCGGTCATGTAGGAGGCTTTTCCCTGGTGGGAACCGCGTGGACTTCAACCCGTAATTCCTGAGGCCTTCGACGCGCGATGCCGGGTCCGATTCCCGGAGCCTCCACCAACAATGTGCTTTAGGTTTATAAAATACGTGTTCTAAGCGAAAAATCTACGAGGTCTGGTGTGACCTGATTTTTTTAGTTCACAAGTAACTAATCGTAGCATGATTCCCCGCCATCCGTGAGGCCCGTGGGGAATACGGAAGGGAAGCCCGTGATGATGGAATCCACGGGAATGCGGCCGGGAAGCCGTACCTAGGACGATTGCGGGTCCGATTCCCGCCTCTTCCACCAAGCAATGGCAAAAGCTGTAAGATGCCAAGAAAAACATAGCAGTATGAAACGAATTATCATCAAGGAAATTCACCTATTGAATTTCAAGGGCATCCGCCATGCGGACATCGCCTTCGATGAGCGCATGACCGAGATATCCGGCACCAATGGCGTCGGAAAGTCCACGGTGTTCGACGCCTTCTGCTGGACACTGTTCGGCAAGAACGCGTCAGACAGGAAGGACTTTGCCATCAAGACGACCGACCCTGACGGGCGTCCAATCCCCATGTTGCCCCACGAGGTGACCGTCTGCCTTTCCGTGTCCGGAGAGCCCGTGACACTGCGTCGTTGCTATTCCGAGAAGTGGGCAAAGAAGCGTGGCGAGGGCGCGGTGAGGTTCACCGGCCATACCGAGGAGCGCTTCTTCAACGACGTGCCGTGCGGCGCTGCCGAGTATGACGCCAAGGTGAAGGGCATCTGCTCGGAGGAGGTGTTCAAGTTCGTCACCAACCCCAACTATTTCCCCACCCGCAAGGAAGACCAGATGCGCCAGCTGCTCTTTGAGATGGCCGGAACGGTGGATGACGCGGAAGTGGCTTCCGGCAACGAAGACTTCGCCCGCCTGCTCGACCAACTCTCAGGCAAGACGATGGATGAGTACAGGAGAGAAATCCGGGCAAAGAAGAACAATGTGCAGGCAGGCATCGAAACCATCCCCAGCCGCATCGACGAACGCAAGCGCGACCTTGCCGAACCCGAGGATGTTTCACAGAAGGAGGAACTCCTCGCAGGTTTGAAAAAGGAACTTGACGAAGTGTCGGAACAGATTTCCGATATGGGCAAGGCATATCGCGCGGCCGGTGACAGACGCATGGCCACGCTGAGCCGCATACAGGAACTCAAGGAGCAGCGCATGCGCCGCGAGAGTGACATCCGTGCGGTCGTGCAGGGCGATTATCGTCGTGCCTTGGGCGAGAAGCGCAAGCTCGAGGCGGAACTGTCTGAAGTGAAACTGCACCTCTCGCGCGCCAAACTGGCCGTGGAAGAGCAGCGCACTGTCCTTGACCGCTACAACAAGGAGCGAGAGGAACTGCTGGAGGAGTGGAAGCGTATCTCCGCCGAAATCAAGGCAGGCATGGTGCCCTCTTCCATGATGGACGAATCGCAGTTTGTGTGCCCCGCCTGCGGCCGCCGCTACGAGATGGACGAGATTGAGGCGCGCCAGAAGGAAATCACCGAACGCTACCTTGACGGCAAACTCCGCGAGAAGGAGCAGAACCAGGCGAAAGGCCTTGCGCTGAAAGCGAAAATCCGTTCCGCCCAGGAAGACATGACCCGTAAGGAGACCGTCTTGGGGAAGTACGCCTCGCAAGTGGCGGACCTGCAATCCAACCCCATCCTTACGGAAGAGCTTGTGGAGCCGGACGCCACAGAGGCGATTGCCACCGACGAGGCGATGATTGTGATAAACGAGGAGATCGCCCGCCGCGAAAAGGACGCCGATGAGCCCTTTACGGCACCCGGCACCGATGCGCTCGAGGCGCGCAGAAAGCAGTTGCAGCTCCGCATTGAGGAGGCGCAGGAGTTCATCTTCCGCCAGGACCGTGTAAAGGAGAATAACAAGAACAACGGCGAGCGCATCGCCGAACTGGAAAAGGAGCTGCGCGCCATGAACGAGGAGAAGGCGCGGCTTGAGGGCATTGAGTTCACGATGCAGGAATTCTCGAAGGCCCGTGCCCGTGCCATCGAGGGCAAGGTGAACGCCATGTTCAGCCTGGTGCGTTTCAAGCTGTTCGACACGCAGGTGAACGAAGCCGAGGTGGAGTGCTGCGTGCCGATGGTAAACGGTGTCCCTTATCCAGACGCCAACACCGCCGGCAAGTTGAACGCCGGGCTCGACATCATCAACGCCATCGTGGCCAAGAAGGAGATATCCGCCCCCATCTTCATCGACGGGGCCGAGAGCATCCGTGGGATGCAGCCCACCGACAGCCAGCTTGTCCTGCTCTCCGTGACCGACGAGGAGCGGCTGACCGTACGTCACAACGGCGTTGTGGTGGAAAACACTGAGAAAGACAATTAACCATAATAAGGATCATTAAAGTATCAAGGAATCATGCAGACAAACAATTATCCGGAAAAGCAGCCGCAGAACGCGGTCGCAACCCAACAGAAGCCCGTGGAGACGCTGAAGGCGATGCTCGACGCGCCATCGGTGCAGAACCAGTTCAAGAACGCCCTCGGGGCGCACAAGGATGCCTTTGTGGCGTCGCTCATCGACCTTTACACGGGTGACAAGGCCCTCCAGACGTGCAAACCATCGCTCCTGGTGGCCGAGGCGCTGCGTGCGGCCACGATGCACCTGCCGCTGAACCGTGCGCTCGGATTCGCCTACATCGTGGTGTACAACAACAAGAAGAAGGTGACGGACACCAACGGCCGCGAGCAGTGGGTGACGGAGCCCACGCCCACCTTCATCCCCGGCTACAAGGGCTACATCCAGTTGGCCATGCGCACGGGTCAGTACCGCACCATCAACGCCGACGTGGTGTATGAGGGCGAGCTGCGCAAGGTGGACAAGCTGACGGGCGAAATCGCCTTCGACGGTGACAGGAAGTCCAACAAGATTGTGGGCTACTTCTGCCACTTCGAGCTGCTGAACGGATTCTCGAAAACGCTGTACATGTCGGTGGAGGACATGGCGGCATATGCGAAACGATACTCCCCTTCCATCCGCAGGGACACCACGCTGGAGGCTCTTGTGGAAAAGGCCAACAACGGCACCGTGTCGAAGCAGGTGGGATGGGAAGGCAACTTCGGCGACATGGCCATCAAGACGGTCATCCGCCGTTTGCTCTCTAAGTACGGCATCCTCTCGGTGGAAATGGTGAGCGCCATGGACCGAGACCTGGAGGGAAGCGACTTCGAGCAGCGCGACGAACTCATTGCCGGCAACGCCAACAAGCGCCAGCTCGACATTGAGGATGCGCCGGAATATGAGGAGGTGGACGCCGAGACGGGCGAAATCAGAAAGCCCGCCGCCAAGCCTGAGCCGGAAGCCGCAACGACCGACGCGCCCGCGGGTAATACCGAAGAAGGGGAGGATGAAGCGCCGTACTGACCGTTTTGATGTGGGAGGACTGAAATGAAACTCATAGTGCTTGGAAGCTCTTCGAAAGGGAACTGCTACCTGCTGCGTGCTGACAATGGCGAGACGCTGATAGTGGAAGCCGGCATAAGGATGCAGGAGGTGAAGCGGGCCCTTTCGTGGGAGCTTGGAAAGGTGGTCGGATGTCTGTGCACGCACAGGCACAATGACCATGCCGGACACATTGGGGAGATGATGGAGTGCGGAATCCGCGTGCTTGCGCTGGAGGACGTGTTCGAGAGCCATCACCTTGCGGGAAACCACTTCGCTTTATATATCCAGCCGAAGCACGGATACATCGTCGGCCCGTTCAGGGTGCTTGTGCTCCCCGTGTGCCACGATGTGCCGTGCGTAGGCTTCCTCATCTCGCATGAGGAGATGGGAAGGCTGCTCTTCCTTACGGATACGATGATGTTCGAGTACAGGCTGCCGGCAGACGTCACGCAGCTGATGATCGAGGCGAACTATGCCGACGACATCCTGGAGGAGAACATTGAAAGCGGAAAGGTGCCAGCCGGCACACGCGCCCGCCTGCTCAACTCGCACATGGAGCTGGGCACCACGGCGGACGTGATGAGACAGAACGACCTCACCGGGGTGCAGAACATTGTCCTGCTCCATCTGAGCGACCGCAACAGCGACCCCGCCAGATTCCGGAGCGAGATAATGCGCGCATCGGGAAAGACGGTATACGTGGCCCGTCAGGGCCTTGAATTGGAATTATCTAATCTTCCGTACTGACATGGAAAACGAATTTATGAAAGATAACGCACAGGCATGGTCACCCGATGAGTTTGGGGTGGTTCCTGCCGCACCTGAGACGATTGACGAGGGTGGTCTTGTTGAGAAAGCCGTGGGAAACAAAAGCATGATCTTCTACGAGGAATGGTTCCGCGCTTTCCAGGACCTGCCGAGAGATGTCCGGATGGAGACCATAGAGGCCGTCATAGAGTACGGTCTTTACGGGTCTGCAACCGGGCAACTGAAGCCGGTTACGAAAGCGATGCTGGGCATGGTGAAGGGTCGTATCGACCTCAACAGGACGCGGTTCGCCAATGGGAAGAAGGGAGGCAGGCCGGCAAAGGACAGGGTCGAGCCGTGCAACGTATATCAACATAAAGAAACGTATATTAACAATAAAAACCCGAAAAACCAAAGCGAAACCAAAGCGAAACCAAAGCGAAACCAAACCGAAACCAAAGTGAAACCAACCGAAAACCAAACCGAAACCAACCCCGAACCAAACAGTAACCAAACCGAACCAAAGCCTAACCATATATATAATAATATAATATTATCTCCTAAAGT